TAGAAAAAACTTTACTGAAAAAACTAAACTAAAGATAGTTAAGTTTTTAGATTGGAATTTCAAAGAAACTGCTACTAACTTTGCTAAGACAACTAAAGTAGAATTGATAGATCAGAAACAATACTACCAAACATACGAAGATGTATTCGGTGATACTGCTGATGGTAATAAAAATATGTGGTATGACTATGGTCAATCATACGATAGACAATCTTTAAGAAAAGATTTCAATGTCAACTTGACTAGAAAAAATGTAATGAGATATAACGATAAGAGGATCAACTAATGAAATACAACGAAGATAAAATTATAAAAGAAATATCAGATTATATCAAATCAACCTATACTGAACATTATAGTACAACGAAAGATGGATTTCAAGTACAAGATATGTTAAGACATTTAGGTATTGATAAAGATTTCTGCCAGGCAAATGCAATTAAGTATCTTGCTAGATTCGGTAAGAAGAACGGTAGAAACAGAAAAGATTTATTAAAAGCAATTCACTATATCGTATTGCTAATGAGTAGTGAAAATAACAAGTAGGAGGACTAATGCACAAACAACCACAAACAGATATCTATACATTTAAACAAGATGTAGGTAAGAATCTATACAGAAAGAAAACATATTATACTCTTGTTGTAGAACAAGATGTATTAGCAAAAGACAAAGATGAGGCAGACCAAAAGTTTTTAGACTTTGGTGGTATCAATCACAGTAAGATAGGTAAAGATATGACGGATGCTAGTGATGGTGTTGAAACATATATGGTAGACGCTAACTACACAGATTCAGATACAACGAAGTATTTGGGTAAAGTGAGTTGGGATACTGATACATACAATCAAACACTAGAAGAAGCAAAAGAGGCTGAAGATGTACATATTGACACTTACGCTGACGAGGTAGAAGTTATGACACCTGAAGAAGAAGATAAGAACGCAGGTGTAGTGAGAGATAGTGATGGTAATGTATTACCTGAAACTACATTTACTGATAAAGAATTATCAGACATTGATACTTCACTTAATTTAGACGCAGAAAGTTTGAGAGGTAAGTAATGGTAGATATTTTAGGATATTCTTCACACGATTGGAGAAAACATACGGATAATGCTGTAGTTGTAGGTGCTCAGAAAATGCTACCTGTAAACGATTGTAAAGTATTCTTCACTCACCCTAAAACACTTAAAGATACGGAAGTTGATTTATCTAGGTTGATAAGAGTATTTGTAAACAATATTGAAACTCACAAAAGGAGTGTAAAATAATGTATATGCTATTACTTGTTGTACTTGTATTATTATGTGCTTATGTTATTTCAGATTGGAAGACAAAAGTTGCATATATCAAAGACTTAATTAATACAACTTTAGGTAGAAAATAATGTGTGATAAAGAGTGCGTGGTGGGTACGAATCATCAATCCTCGGTCATCCTCGGACGATTAAATACTGAAAAATCGTTGATTTTACTCACTTTTTTAATGCTTGACTTTTAAGACGAATTATGATACTATTAAGAGATAAACTAACAAAAACAGAAGGAAATATACACTATGTCATTTAAATACGATAAAAACAATTTATACAAAGAGTTTGAAGTTGCAAAAAACAAAGATGTTGCTCTATCTTCATTTACAGAAATAGAAGACAAAGAGAACGACTTTTATACTAATAGAGTAAACTTCTTAAACGAACACATTGCTCTTAAAAAATCAAATCCATCTTATTATTCAGAATTAGATATTGATTTTGACGCATTACTTAATGCTTACAAGACAACAGATCCTAGAGATACCTTTTATCAACTTGGGTTCGGGATGTCATATGCAGAAAAAAGAGCTGAATCAGTACCAACATCTGTAAACGATTAATGAAGAAAGTAAAAGAGAAATATAAAAAAATCAATAGTCCGTCTATTATGAAAACTTACAAAGGTTTCAATCTACCTAATTTGCAGTTAGATATAAACGGACTAGTAAGAAATTCTATACCTACGAGTGATAGAATCCCAGGTGCTTGTGTTAAGAGAACTTTACCAAAAGTACAACTGCCTGCCGGTAAAACCATCGGTATTGCTTACAACAAAGGTAATTACCAAGTTGTAGATGTATCCGATTTTAAATCAATGGGAAGGAAAGTATGAAGAAACTATTATTAATATTATTCTTTGCTGCTGTATTCAGTTTTCAACACTACGCTGAATCATTAGCAGACGAAAAGAAAACAATAACACCACAAGAGTTTGGTACAGCGATTGCTGAAACACCAGGCAAACTTGTAAACTTTATTGGTGCTGAAGTCAACAAGACTAAAGAGTATCAAAAGAAAACTTGGTCAAAGACTATGCAGACTTGGCCGTGGAACAAAATCTTTAAAAAAGGCGATAATCAATAATGCCTTACGGTGATTTTGTATGTACGAGTGCCAATGACGGTACTCATTTATTCAGACCTATTACTGCTAGAGCACAAACGCTTTGGCAGGAAAAAGGTTTCAATAATTATGTAGTTGATAACAACGAAGATTATTACATTGTTAAAAGTGTGAATAGTCAGAAAATTTGTGATGAGATTAGAAAAAATAATATGGATTTCACTAGTTAGTTTATTGCTAACTAATTGTGCCAATATAAACAGATCCGAAGTGGGTGCTGGTTTAGGAACAGTAACTACAACAAGTGCTTGTGTTTCAATGGGTGTATCAGATCCTTATTTGATTGCTGGTTGTGCTGTTGCAGGTGCTTTTGCTGGTGCAGAAATTATGTACAAGTCAGATTATGATGTACACAACGCAGTATTCGTAGATCATTTAAACAATGGTCCAGGTACACAAAGTTATACTAATTGGTATAATCAAAAATCAGGTAATTCTGGTATCATTAAAGTTACCAAGTCCTACCTAGAAGGTCCTTTCAAGTGCAAGGATTATGATGCTACAATTGACATATCAAACCAGTGGCCGTTGATCGGTGTAGGTGGTGTGAATAGAAGAGTCATATTCGGTACTGCTTGTCAGTTACCAGATGGCAGATGGATAGAAAAACCAACAACGGTAAAAAAATAATGAAAAAAATAATACTAATTGTAACTTTACTTTTTATAACAACTATAATAATAAACTATGCCTATGCAGGTGATAAGATATTACATAGTAAGATTGTATCAATACAACCAGAAAAAACAGATGGTCAGTATTGTTTTATTAAAGTAGTCATTAAACAAAAAGGTGACGAAATAATCAAAGAAGAAATTTTGGAGTGTGCTGATGGTAAAAAGGGTATAGAAACACCAGGTTATTGGGAACTATATGCTCAGTTTTATTATAGAGAAACCACTACTCCAGAATATTGCCGATATTATACTCGGCCAGAACACGCCTTGAGGTCGTTTGGCAAGATGTGTTTAAAAATAAACGGTGAATGGGAGGTAGAATGATTAAAAATTTAATCATAATCGGACTCTTTACAATTGTTGTAACTCAAACCGACATTGGTTTTACTGATGTTTTCAACTATGTTGAATTAGCGCTTGACAAAATGCAAGAATTGTTATATACTATGAAAAGGAGTGTGTAAAATAATATGATGAAAAGTAAAATGAAGATATTAGGAGTATTAGTTATGTCAGTATTGCTGACCAATTGTGCTGCTAATTATAAGATAAAGAAAGAGTCAGGCAACAAAGTTGTTGATAGTGTACCAAAGTGGTATATGGCTGACATAAATGAGTCAAAGGCGTGTGAAATCAAAATGTTTGGCAAAGACAAAGATAGAGTTTGTATCTATGGTGTTGCCACGGCAGTATCGCCAGACTTAAACCTTGCGATTGAGAAGGCAAAAATGCTTGCTAAAAGTGAACTTGCTGATATAATCAAAGGGGAGATGAATAAAGAGTCAAAACAATTCATAACTGAACTTGGTAAAACAAATACTAAATCGGTTGTAACTGAAGTTGAGTCTGTATTAGTGAATGTTATTAAGAACACAAAACGAAGTCAGAAACAGAATTGATCATTGTAAATAGTTATTAGTTTAGAAAAAGAAATAGGAGGATGAGGATGAGGATGAGGATAGTAGTAGTGATAGTGATAGTGATAATAGTGATAATAGTGATAATAGTGGTGATGATCAACATTTTTAGAATTATGAAGAATAGGAATAAGAGTAGGAAGAGAGATAGATTGATAATGAAGAAGTAGAAAGATAGATTAGAGATGAATACAATTTAGATTTCAAATAGTCAATATTTTTATAGAATATAGAATTAAAGAATATTGGATCAGGATGAATAGACTATCTGGTTGTGAATTGTAGATGTAAGTTTTGTGATGCAGATGTTAATTTAGCATTGAAGAAACATAGACTATCAAATGGATATTTATTTAATGACTTGAATTGTCCAAAATGTAATAAGAACAATGGATTTAGACAATCAATACTATTTAAGAATAGTATATTCCACAACTACTCATCATAATTAGGTTTTATTGGTTCATAGACTTACATAATAAAGGATGTACTGAGATTTAGACTAGTGTTACAATGTGAAGAGTGTTACTAGGACTCAGTTGTGAAGGATAGACTATTCTAAACAGGAGAAGTGATGAGAGTGAAGTGTGGAGGATGTTATTGAGAAATGGTATTCAGTGCATCATAGATAGTGATCAAACCAATCAATGAGGTTGAAGTCTAGAATAAGAAACAGAATAGACCAATGAAGACTAAGAAGAAGGATCAAATACAATTCAAAGTAGGATAACCACTTCCTGACAATGGGAGGTGTAAACATTATAAATACAGTTTCAGATACTTCAGATTTCCATGTTGTAGTAAAGTATACAGTTGTGATATTTGTCATGGTCAGGAATAGAAGGATCATCAGATGGAAATGGCTAAAACTATTATATGTGGGTTCTGTTCAGTTGAGTAGAGAATCAATAAGGAATCAGTCTGTTAGAGATGTCAGTTGGTATTCATCACTTATCATTCTAGAATATGACTAAAGTCAATGGAGGTACTAATCATTGGGAAGGAGGCAAAGGATGTAGGAATACTGATAGACTCAGTAAAAAGGATAACAAAAAGTATGCAGGTACATGTAAAACAGTTTCTAAGAAATAGTTGAATAAGAAATGACTATATTTATTTCAATTTCATTAATTATAATGACACAAGAGTAAGAAATCAAATAACCATTTGAGTAGTAATAGGTGGTTGATCAATAATCTAATACAAATATTTATAAGTTCATCATTTTCAGTGGGAACAATCAGTCATTGTTGAAACAAGTGTTAGAGAAGAGGAAATAGATGTAAGATTCAAATTTGAATAAGAA